ATAGCATTTGGTAACACTTGTAATCTCAAATGTATCACCTGCGACAGCAAGTCATCGAGCAAATGGTATCAAGAGTACCTAGACGTGTATGGAGTAGAAGCCAAGCCAGTGCATTTTTATCGCCAGGATTTTGTTGAATCTGTAATAGCACAAATCCCAAATGTGATACATCTTGACATACCAGGCGGCGAACCTTTGATCTCAGGAGTACAAGAACAACATCAACTGTTGCAGTATTATATTGATTCAGGTCGTGCTAGTGACATTTCTCTTCATTACACAACTAATGCTAGCATTTTTCCAGACGCAGTGTGGCAAAGTCAATGGCAACACTTTAAAGAAGTAGACATTCAACTGAGCATTGACGGAATCGGCAGCAAATACGAATACATTCGATATCCTGCAAGCTGGAATACACTATCAGCAAACGTACAGCAATATGTTAACTTGGCTGATAATAACCACAATGTTCGATTAAGCGTTAGTCATACAGTTAGTGCATACAACATTCTTTACATCCCGGAGTTCCTGCAATGGTGTAAACAAGTTGGACTACCGCAGCCATGGTTGGGAAAAGCACATCGTCCCTTGCACATGAAACCAGAAGTGTGGCCCGAGCATGCTAGACAGTTCATCAAGGACAAATTATTAAAAGACTCTGATGCTATCTCGCACAC